CAATTTTGTTTCAAGAAAAAACATATCCCAAGCAGGATATTGATCACCTGAAGAAGAATCATTTACACCTTCCAAAGTTAGTTTAACCGCCCATCTAGTTTCCTCAAAATTCATTTTATCCCATAACTGAATTGTTAATTCCTCATTAGATAAAACGTAATTATATCTTATTATTTTAAACTCTTTTAAATTCACCATCTTTGAATATTAATTTACCGTCATCAAGTATTTTAACCTTTAAATTTTCAACATCAACAAATTTTCTACTAGGACTAAACCAATATTCAAATCCCTTTCTTATATGGTTTGTTGATTGATAAATTAACTCATCACCATCATAAAAATTAATATTTAATTCTCTGTCAAAATTAATGTTAGATAAAATATAATATTTATTTTCATTATAATCTATTCTGGTATTAAACATTTTACATTGTAACTCATATATCTCGTTTGATAACTCACCTTTTGCACCATGAAAAAATAATTTGTGTTTTCTTTCACTTTTACTTGGTACTCTCACATATGAAGTAATCTCTTTTTCGTTTTCGTAATTTGATTCATATAACTCTTTTACGTTACCAATATCATCAATATTCATTTGCATCAGTGGTAATCTATTCTTGTGTCCGTATTTCCATAATAAAACATTTATTGTTGTTTCATCACTAAAAGGATAATAATATTTAATATCATCAATATGCATATTAAAAGCCAAATTATTCATCCAATTATTTTCAGCAATAAATTGTCTACAATTTTTATTATACACCATAACCGATGCAACGGAATAATGAGATCTAAATTTAATGTCTATATGATGTTTAAACATTAATGGATATTCCAAAATATTAGTTTCATCAAATCCACCATTATGAAATGGATTTCCCCTACCATAGTTAATTTGATATTCAAATATCCCTTGTTGGATTATCGGATAATCTTCAACCTGATTAAAAAAACTAAATAGTTCAGATATGTCACCGGTTGGCATTATGTCGGAATCAACATATATCGCTTCATTTAATTTTAAAGTATCAATAGAATCTAAAATAACTTGACTTTTAAAGAATACCGATTTAAACATATTTTTATTTGTTACGTCATTCTTATTCCCATGAAATGACATATTATCCTCAATCCTACTTTCATAAATGTAAACCGTTTTAACATTATAAATGTCAGATTCATAATTAAAATTTAGAGTATATAAGTAAAATTCAAGATTATCGTGAAATAAATTCAAAGATTTTATTAAACTCAAAGCATTATTAAGATAATTTTTTGTACAAAATAGTACAATTGATATTTTATTATTCATAATTTTATTTTTTAATTATTTTACCCATTTTAATATTGTTGACCCCCATGTCCAACCAGAACCAATAGCGGTTAAGATGATTATATCATCTTTATTTATTTCATTATTCTTAACCGCATCATCTAATGCAATTGGAACTGAAGCTCCCGCAATATTTGCATATTTATCCATTACGGTCTTAACCTTTGACATTGGGATCTTCAGATCTTCCGCAATTATTTTAAGTATATTAATGCTTGGTTGATGAGGGACCACCATTTTAACATCATTAATATCAACATTTGAAATTTTTAAGATATTTTTAACCGATTCAGGTATAACTTTAATTGCTTGATCCCAAACTTCTTTGCCTTTCATAGTAAATGGCCCTCCTATTGGTAAATTAAATCCTGTCATACCAGTATCTTTACCATTAGCGCTATTCTCACATGAAATCCACCCGTCACTTGAGGATCCTATGATTACCGCACCAGCACCATCACCAAAAAATACACAATGTTTATCATTCCAATTAGTAACTTTAGAATATGCCTCAGTCGCAATAATTAAAACATTTTTATACACACCAAAACTAATAAGAGGAGCAACCAAATTAACAGCATAAACAAATCCGGAACAAACTGCATTAATATCAAAGGCCGGAATATTTTTTTCAATATTAAATTTATTGTGAATTACACACGCAGTTGATGGAGATATCTGTTCAGGACTTGATGTTGCAACAATTATTAAATCTATATCATTAATTGTTAGATTTGCGGATTCCAACGCATTTAAAGCTGATTTATATCCAATGTCCGATGGTAATTCACCCTCAACTACTCTACGTTCATTAATACCTAACTTGTTATTAATCCATTCATGTGTTGTATCTATAGTTTTTTCTATTTTTTGATTAGTTATAATTTTTGGAGGTAGGTATGAACCTGTACCCAAAATACCCACATTATTATATCTCATATTTTTGCATTCCTTTTGTTCTTTCTTTTATTAATCTTAACGGATTACCTCCATATATACCATATTCAGGTAAACTTTTTGAAACTAAACTTAAAGCTCCAATCGCAGTTCCTTCCCCAATTGTAACACCAGGTAATACCACAACATTACATCCCAATATAACATATTTTTTAAGATGTACTGTCAAACTTTTAACATTTGTAAAATCCTTAGGTACTGTAGGTCCAACTAAATAGTCACCCGAAAAATCATCAGACGATGAATAGATTGAAACTTTACCGGAAATTTGTGCATGATCTTCAACGATAATTTGACCCGAACCAATCAAGTGAGCATAACACGCTATGTGAACATAATTACCAATTTTTATTCCTCCTTCACCAGCACTTATAATACAAAAATCGTCAATTCTTACATTTGATCCAACTTCAATATTTTTAACACCATAAATTGATGCCTTGTCTGATATTAGAACATTTTCACCAATGGATTTAAATCCCATTTCATTTAATTCTTCTTTTGTGTAAAACATATTATTCAGTATAAATTTTAAATTTTGATAAATCCGGATAAGGTAATTCCAAATCATCCATATGACGTTTATTACCTTTTAAATCATAAAATTGTGACATCATTAATAATCCTCTAGCAGAAAGTTCCGGCATCATATAAAAATTCCACCCCAACATATCAAAATTATCATCATGATAAGAACATTCTCTTCTTCCACTAAATCTTGCTCGTTTAAACCATAACATTGCTTTATGATCATCAGTTAAAATTGCACCACCTTTGCTTAATTTTAATGTTTTATATGGACCAGTAAATGAAAGACACATATATGATTTTGGAATATACATATCCGCAGTAAATCTTAAAGCAGAATCCCAAACATTACTTGGTGACAGTTGGTACGCACCTTTAATTGTTTCACCCTCAACAGGTGTAAAATTAACCTTTAATCCCGCATGAATAATTTCACAAGGAACTGAAGGATATGTTTTTGACGGACAATCTATTTTATCTGAAATTAAAGTTTTTTTTATATTTTTTTCATAGTACAACGCTAAAAATATTGCGTTACTCATATTATCTAATGCAATTACATATGGTGCCCCAGTATACTTTGATAACTCTTCCTCAAATTCCCTGGTGATATCGTGAACGTTTTTTATTGACATAATTATTTTTTTATAATATAAGAGTTATTTTTAAAAGTTTGTATATTTTCATCATTGAAATTCTTTTCATAAGATATCCTATCATCAATAAAAACCTTAACATTCCGTATCTCATTTATGTTACCCACCATTTCTATATTCCAAAAATTAATTTTAGATATAAAATTAATAACTTTATTATTATTAACTATTAACATTATTTTTTGATCGGATTGCGAAACATTATTATAAATAATATTTATTTTTTCACTTTCATTGTCATAATATAACGTATAATGTACATTCCTATTTTTAAATTTATATCCTATCGTTATAATATCCTCCGTTAATTCATTACCATTTTTAAATAAAACATTACCCGAATTTAAAAAAGATAATTTTGTTATATCTTCAACGCAATTATTTTGATTTTCTTTTAATAAATTTTCAATATTTTCTCTGTCATATTTTTTAAATAACTCTGGTATCTTATTAGTTAAACATGAGTGAATACCACCTATTAACCCATCATTTTTATTACCATTAGTTGTGTATAAAATAGAATCATAAGTTTCTAACAATTTGCTATTTTCTTTAATGAATGAACCATTATTAACCACACAATCATATTCAATATAGTGTAATTTTTTATAACCAAAATTTATTGCCAAATTACACGCTAAATTTATCATTCTAAAAACAGCAAAACCATAAAAATATTTTTGAAAATACTTTGACACTATTATACCTTTGGGTATATAAAAATTTATGTCACTTAATAAATTTTCATCTTCAGATATGTCATTGAAGTGGTCATATATATAATACTTACATTTTTTTTGAATGTTTAACGGTATATGCGTATGTGATACTAACGCGATATCATATCCAATTTTTTCTAATGAATTTATACATTCTTCAAGTTTTTTTTCTTGCTCTTCAGTTGGGCAATTGGCCGTAACGTATATTAGATCTTCATTATTCATAAATATTTTTTTTATAAAATTCTAATACCTCATTAAACGCTCCATTAACGGATGCATGACATTCATATGATTTTTTATTTTCATAACATCCAGGCGACCTATAACCATTCCATCTTGTTATTTTTTGATCATCCATTGTGTTATATTTCATATCTGATTGACAGAATAATTTACAAGATCCACCAACAAACTTGTGTTTGTAATCCTGACTACCATTTCTATATGGTGTTCTATAATATGGATCAATAGCACCACCTAATTGTAAAATATTTGAGTCAGTAGTGCCCGCGAAAGGTAGTAATCCAGCGTTCATAGTTATTGTTAATAAACTATTATTAACCAAATGCCAAAGTTGGGATAGATTTAATTTATTTACTAAATTAATTACATTTGGATTAGAAACTTCTATAGATCCCTTTTTATCATTATCACCATAAGTTATATCCTGTCCAGTTACCACAACTTTAATTCCTAACTCTAATATCATTTCAGTTAATCTTTCCCAATTTTCTTTTGACCAAGTTCTACATTCCCAAGTTTTAGAAGGATTAATAACAATGTATTTGTCTTTAGGAATTTCAACATCCAAAGGATCCGGATAAAATTCCAAAGTTTTTTCTTCAGGAGATAATATGAAACCTAAATGTGTTGACCAATAATCGGTCAAATGTATTTTTCTTATTTGTTTTTGTATATCACCAAAATTATGACCATTACAATCATAAAAAATTTGATCGTGAGGCATTATTTGACCTTCCTCAGGATTATAAATTATTCCAGCATATGGGTTATTTTTAAATACGTCCGGATAATTAGTTTCAATATCTAATTTATCACCATGACATTTACTTAAATATTTTAAAACCGGAGTTGAGTATAACACATCTCCAAAACAACCTGATATTTTAAACCCAAATCTCATTATTTTCTTTTCTTAAAGATACAAGTTAAAATGTTAGGATATTCTTCACCAGAAACTCTTATTAAATCTTCAACATTTGAATAATCAACCATATCATAACCCATTTCATTGAAGAATTTCTCAATTGACTTTTCATTAAAATGCCACAAATGCTCGTCAGGTCTTCTATGTTTCCAATTCATAAACCATTCTTCACTAAAGTTGTGACACCAAGGTAAACTAATGTAGACGTAATTACAATCCAAATCTTTTACAAAATCAATTTCCTCAAAATGTTCCAATACATCAAAGAATGAGATCACCTCGTAATGTTTATCAAATATATTATCAGTGTATGTAACACCTTCAGGTACAGGATATCCTGAAACATCATTACCATATGACTCAATAACACCTTTACAGACCTTTAAAAAATCACCATTACCATATCCAATATCTAGTATGGATTGTGGCCAATAACCTAAAGTCCCAACTAAATATCCAAGTCGGATACCAGCCATTTGAGGTCCTTTTTCACCGTATTGATTATATCTTTCATCCACGTATTTTGTATCATACGTTTGGATTTTATTAACGATAGATTTTTGTTTTATTAAACCATTTTCAAGTATTTTGTAATTTTCCATTAATTTTTTTATTTATTGTTTTATTGTGGCAACTAATGCGTGGCTAGCAGTATTTGTCTTTTCATCATAATGACAATAACAAATTACCGTAAACTCAACATCCATTTTTTTTGGTGGATTATTTTTTTTAATCCATTTCATACTTTCATCAGAAAGTGAGAATGTATTATTGTAAGGTTTTTCAGTAGGTATCTGTATCACCCAATTACCTTTATAACCTGTTTCTTCATCAGGTTCAAAATATATTAACGTACCTTTCATTTACTGACCATCGTTTTGCTCTTCATAGAGCATATCTCTCAACATTTTATTTTCTTCAACAAGTAGTTCACATTTTTTAGCGTCCTTCAACATTGAGTACGACATGATACTACCTAAAACACAACCAATAACAATTCCAATTATTGCCGCAATTTTACTACTTTTATTTTCCATATTTATATATTTTCTTTTTTTAATAATTCATCTCGTTTATAGGATAACGAGCTTTCCAAAGGTAAAATTATACCGTAATGTTGTTCTCTCCAACATTTATCAGGATATTTTCTTCCGAGTTGTTTTTCAAAGTTCCTAATCAACATTTTTGCACCAAATGTTTGTTTATACGTTTCACAAGAATCAATTACTTTTTTAATCCATTTCGCTACGTCTCCGTAATGTGTACTTCTTTTTTCCATAATACAAATATAATAAAAGTTTTTTAAATAAAAAACCCCACCTATAAAAAAGATGGGGTTTAATTATAATATTAGTGAATTACTTAATGTTTAATAAAGTTCCTGAATTACCAGTCACTGTAGTAGGTAATTTACCATCCCACGCATTCCACTTAATATATTCAATATACAATGGAGACAATTGGTTTTGTTTAATTTTGATTGCTAATGCCGCCGCTTGTGCATTGATGATAGTTTCTGCCGAGTCAGCTCGTGCCACAGCCACCTTACGTCTACCTTCAGAGATCGCAGCGATCGCTTGTTGTTCTGATGCTTCCGCTTGTTGGATTGCCTTTGTTTTCGCAATAATAGATTCTTGTAATGCATCAGGCGGGATAATATTAGTTCGTAATTGAGACACATTAAACCACTTAGATAAACGTACATTACATTCGGTTACAATAGCCGCCTCAAATGCTTGTCGGTGATTAAAGATACTATCTACTTCCCATGTATTTGCAACATCATTAACCGCTCCGATAATGGCATTTTTCAACCAACCTTGTTCAATCTCTTTGATATCTTTTCTTAAGTTAACAAACATATCTCCAATCGCATCTTCACGTAATGAGTAATTGAACGTTGGTTTAATAGTCGCAGAGAACCCACCTTTTAGGATCACACCTTGATCTTCGTATTCAATATGTTGTTGGTATGTTGGGAACTCTAAAACTTGTTCTGTCCAACTATTATAAAAAACCCAACCTGTCTTATATTGATAACTTGATACTCCTCGTTGATTACCAATCAAATTAATTTTTAATCCTTTGTGACCTGAATCAATTTTTTCAATTGAATATGGTTGGAATATTGTAACCAAAACTCCAATCACCGCGACGGCAATTCCCATTATAGTTCTACGGTCATCGTCATTTGCACGACCTGATAAAAACATAATTGCTCCAATAGCAATAAACACAATAAATAATACAATACTAATCATTTTTTTCTTCTTTTTTAAATAAACTAACTGCCTTTTTTACTATTAATTTAACTTGAAAAATTGTGTAAGCCAAGGCTACTAAACTTACAACAATTTGGATTTCACTTGCTACTTCTCTGTTGATGATGTATTCAAAATACAAATTCATTAAATAGAGATAGATCGTTGTTAGTATTATGACTCCCCATAGTCCTAACTTTTCTGTTTTAAACATTTACTTCATTTATTTTTTATAATTTAACTTGTGAACGACAAATCTACTCATTAATTTTAGATTTGCCAAATAAATCTTCTGTTTTTTTACTTAAAGTTTGAATTACTTTTTCCAATTCATCTTTTCCTTCTATTTTTCCACTTTCTCCGTATTTCTCCAACAAATTAACTTGTTGTAAAAATTCATCTAAATTAACTGACTTCAGAATATTTACAGTTTTTTCAACATCACTTTTAGCCTTTTGGATTACATACTTTTCATATGCATAAACTCTTATTTTAGTCATTATTTCAAATAGATCAAACATAGTCCAACCATTCAAAATAAATTTTTGCTCGTTAATCTCAGTATCAAATTGATTATAAATTGCGTAAGACGTGGTCAAGTGTTCATTTTTACCACCACGAGAATAAAACGCAACCTTATCATGATTTTTACCTCTTTCTTTTTTTGAGATCAAATAAAACAAATAACCATCTCTAGTGTAACCTGTAAAGTGATAAGAACTTGATTTACTGGCAGTACACCATTTAGTATTCGCACCATATTTTATGGATCCCTTTAAAGTTAAAGGGCTAATTAAAAGATAATCTTCATTATCAATTAAAACATCAACATGATCTTCACGAACAAACTCATTTTCCTCTTTTAATGTTTTAGCATTTTCAACCACCCTAAATAACTGCATCATAGTTTTATATTCACCACTATATATGTCTTTATTTTGAATATATGGTAACAACTGATCAAACTCATTAACTATTTTAACATATTGTTGAGAAGAAACTCCTTCAACTGGTCTCTTGCCTCTTGTTGACCACATCTTAAACATAAATTCAAGATATTTTTTGGTTGGTGTTTTATCGCCTTCAAAAAATCTATCAGCGACAGACATTACAACGTTTGGGTATTTTTTTCTTAGTTCATCAATTTTTGCCATTGTTTATTCTTTTTTTAAGTTCTGTACTTGAGAAATTGTGTTTTCTTTCATTGTAGTATAACACAATACTCCTATCTAAACATATTTGTTTTGCGGTGAAATCTTTTCCTTTATAATCCTCACCTATAATCCTTACATCTAATTTTAATGTTTTAAAAATATCCTCCAAATCTTTTTCTGTTTCGTATGGGATAATTTCATCAACAAACTTACATCCTTTCAGTTGGATGTATCTTTCAACAACCGATTGTACCGGTTTATTCTTTTCAGGTCTATCAATTGTTGGGTCTGTCTGTAAAGCAATTATTAAATAATCACACTGTGTTTTTGCTTCCTCCAACATTTTTACGTGACCCGCGTGAAATAAATCAAAACAGGAACAGGTTATACCTATTTTCATTTTGAGTTATCTTTTAAGATATATGGAGGTTTAATTCTCACCTCTGACCCATTACTATTAAAATAATAAATGGTATCACCATCAAAATTAATGGTGTCGGTATACCATATTGCATCATGCATTGGATTCACACCAGATGTTGGGACATAAACTTTCCCGTGGATTTCATATTTGTATTCTTTTCTATTACAAGAAAACAATACCATCCCAACTAAAGTAATTAGTATTAACTTTTTCATAGATTTTCTTCTTTTATTTTAAGGTGTTTTTCTTTAAATTGATTTAATAATTCAATGATCTCTTCAACAGTATCAAATGCCCATCTTTTTGTCTCAATGACATAAAAATCACCACCACCTCCATTATCAGTTTTGATAGTTAAATATTGTTCTTCAAGAGTACAACAATCCGCCTCCTGAGTAAATGTAATCTCTAAGGTCTGAGATAATAAATTTGCTTTGATTGGGTCCATAAAATTATATTATTGGACAAATATAGTAATTATTTTTTAAATAAAACAAATTTTTAATAAAATTCATTCTCTCTAATCCAAATTACCGCAATATACTTATAACCACTTTTTACGGGTAATCCAGCATGAAGGCTATCGTAATCTAAAGAACCATCATCTTTAATGTTGTCCCACAATACAAGTTTACCTTTTTTAGGATCAACTTTAATATTTAAATTTGGGAAATTTGTTTCACCACCTTCAAAATCATCATTTAAGTAAACCAATGCCGTTTTTAATCTTTGTCCACCTCTATTTACCTCATCCTCATAGTATTCTTCACCAGGATGAAAAAAATCATGATGATCTTTATATTCTTCACCAACACTATATTTAACAACATGAATACTTTCCATGTTAATTTTTGGTAGTTTGGTCGTCTCAGAAATAAGGTCTCTATATTTTATAACAACATCCCCATGTTCTTCATCTAACCAAGCTCCTTTTGCAACTCTATACCCTTCAATACTCTCACCAAGAACACCAACTTCATCAAAAGTATCTGATGCTAAACTTATTAAATTATCACATTCTTCGTACGATAAAAAATTATTAATTTCTATGACCATATTTTTTATTTTTATAGTTTTTTATAATCCAACATATTGGCATAACAATAAGTAAAAAACCAATCCCAACCAAATGTAATATACCTTCAATTAACATCATACCGTAGTAAATTTAAGTTCCGCACCATCAATTATAACATCACATATACCACCATTCTCAATTATGGTATTGATTCTGGCTTCAGGTAATTTTACTTTATCAGGTTCACCAACCAACTTATAACTCTTAGTTAAACTTAACTTTGGATCCTTTATCAAGGAAAGTACCGTTTCATTTTCGCAAACAACCTTTGAGGGGTATTGATTACCCACCGTTACAATTGCAACATCTCCTAATTGGATCTCTTCATCTGAAACCAAGTACGGTTCCTTTTCCATTATAATAATCTTATTCATCATTTTTATCTTTTTTTATATATATGTGATTATGGTTCCAATTACCACACTGATCGCAAGGTTCGTATTCTTTTGAGTTATCCACATCATATTCAAACTCATCACCACTATTAATAACCATCATTGTAATTTCAGTCCAATCACTCATTCCCAAATTGTTTTTTAATGATTTTAATTTATCAATTAATTGATCTTGTAAATCACTAATCATCTCAGGATTTCTGTTATCATACTCATGTATAAATAATGACTCATCATCAATTTCAACATCAGGACCAAAACAATTTTCACTTAATCTTATCTTTTTCATAACCCAAACTTGTATGTTCTATTTATATCCTCAATATACTCTTTAAGGTTAGTGATAGATTTTTCAAAATCAACTCTCGGAGTTTCACCAAATCTAACAGAATCTTCCTCATCTTTAATTAGTTGCCGACAACTACTATAGATTTCTTTAACCACGTTATGTAGGATCTCTTCTTTATCGTATTGTCTATTGATCTCCACTTCCATAACGTCTCCTTCCAATTCTCTACAATACTCTATCAACTCCATAACTTCAGGTTCATCCATCAGGTGTCTATTATTTTTGAATATTTGATTTATGTTCTTCATAATGTTTATTACATAATGTTGTATACCAACCTATATTTGTTCTCAATTCTCCTTTTTCACCACAGACCTCACAGATTTCATAACTTTGATCTTCAGCAAGTCGGATTCTTTTATGTATTTCATCCGACCCCGCATTAATATAGAAACGTAATCCACCAAACTTTTCTTTAGCCTGACACAATTGTTTGTCCCAACCAAGTTTAATTAGATCTTCTATTAAATCTTTAATGATTGGGTACCAGCCCAAACCAACACTAAAAAAACCACTATCAGTAATTGGTGGTCTATCCGTAAAAAATCCACTCTCAAGTCCTCCAATGGACTCAAGATACTCATCCATATCTTCTTTTGTCATAGTTCCCATATATCTTTTCTTCTTTTTTTTGGGAATCTATAAGATACCCATAACATAAACTTTTGAATGTATCTTTTAATCATCCTTCAAAAACTTTAATATTTTTTCTTTAACACCACTTTGTTTAATTCCCTCATTTGATCTTGGTGTTAAAACAAAATTATCTATCGCCCATACATCTTTCCAATCCTCACCAATTTTACCCATATTTAAATCATCAACAGAAACCCAATGTGTAACCTCAGGATGATCCTGAAGATATTGTCTGATTTCAATAGTTCGTGTTTGTTCTAAATCCCATCTTGGTGACCATATAAATAAATTACCATGAACTTTACAATCTTGTATATTTGGTGTTAACGCAATTGGTTTTTTACTTATCCCATGTAATTCATAGTATTCTCCAAGTTCTTCAAGAGTTGCGTGTAGCTTCCAATCGGAACTTACAACAATTTCACATCCCGTCTCTTCAATAATCTCATTAAGGATTTTAATTGCCTTTTGGTCAAAGTCATCAAATCGTACAGACACCGGACCCTCTTTTAGATTTGGAGAGGACTCAGGATTTTCAGAACGATATTTCGCCCATTTCTTTGTTCGTCCACCCCAATTATTAGAGAGACAAATTACACCATCATTATCTAAAAATAATACTTTCATACTTTATGTTATTGCACCTATTATATTAAACTTCTCCTCAAACCATTCTTCCATCACTTTATAAACTTCTGTTAGTATGACAGGATCTTTATCATCAATTCCAAGTGTTCTTATCATTGGTTCAACCATTAACTTAAAATTCAAAAATATTATTTCATCTTTTGGTTGATACTCAAAATAAACATTACCTTCCTTATAATACATCATTCGTTTAGGACTATACTCTAAATTACTATAGTGTAAGGAAAGAAACTTTTTAATTAATATTTTCTTGTTTGAGTTCATTTATGTAAAAATAATAAATAAAAATCATATAGTCAAAAAACCCCCACATTTCTGTGAGGGTTTCTATCAACATTAGTTATACACTTAATATTTTCCATTTACCTTTCCTATCTTCAACAAGACACGTTGAATTTTCACAAAAATCCCCTGAGTTCATATAATCAATTTCTAACTTTGGTTGGTGGATATGACCACAAACCGCAACGTCAAATCCTTTTTCTTTGGTTAGACCTTTCGCTCCTGTTTCAAAATCAGACACGAAATTAATTGCACCTTTGACAGATTGTTTTATGTCATTTGCCAACGAATGGTATTGGAGGTTAAACATCTTTCTTATTTTATTGTAAATTGTATTCATCTTGATAACAAAATCATAAGACCATCCACCAATAACCGCTAACCATCTCGCTTTCATTATCACAAAATCCAAGACATCACCATGAAAACAATAGTAGTTTCTACCGTCAACACCAACATGATTATACATCCTAATAATTTCAATATTATTTAATTTGAAGGGTATAAAATCTTTTAAGAAGTCATCATGATTACCTCTAACATAAACTACCTTAGTATCTCCTTCAGATATTTTAATAATCTTTCTTATAATCTTTGTACAGTCGTTACTCCATTTACCCCCACTTTTGATTGCCCATCCATCAATTATATCCCCATTTAATATTAATGTTTCCATTTCATTTTCTTCAAAAAACTTTAATATTTTTTCTGTTTGTGAATGACGAGCCCCTAAATGTAGATCACTCATGATCACTGTTTTCCATTTTTTCATTACCAGTAATTTTTATCTTTAGTGAAATAAGATTTGTTATTGTGATTAAAGAATGACCCTAAAAATATTTTTGTCATATAGATCAACCCTTTGTTTTCAAACCTTCTTGGTGGTGTAAAAACCACATTATTTATTCTTCCGAATTTTCTTGGTTTAATTTGTTTTGAGAACTGATAATCTTCCGCAACTTTTATTTCTTCATCAAACCCACCTAACTTTTTAAAAGTTTTAGATTTAACTAACATAAACCCACCCAAACAAAATGGTGTTGACCATTTTGATATCATTTGTAGTATATCAAATGTTTTATAAATGTAATTGTATTTACCATTATCACTCCTGAACTTAGTGGTAACCAAATCAAGTTCTTTTTGTTGAGCTTTCAAAAATGATCTTTTAATTGTTTTCGGGTCAAGAAGGAATACATCCGCATCCATGAATAAAACATAAGGTGTTTTAACATATTTAAATCCCATATTTCTGGCAACCCCAGGTAATCCACCATTAATGACCTGTAAATCAAATATATCATTCTGTAAACCCACTCTATTTTCAAGTTCAGGTCTAGTAATTTCATCATCCGACGCATCACAAATTATTACTTTAACATCATTAATGTCTTGTTGATAGTTTAATAAATCCAAAGTTTTAAGGATTATATCTTTCTCATTTTTACAGGGAATAACTATTGTTAGATATCTGTTTAACTCCATACTTTAAATAAATAGATGATAAATTTAAAATTGAAAATGCTTAACAATTAAATAATAAACCCCCACATTTCTGTGAGGGTTTCGTATAGTTTGTTTCAAGAATTAAAATTATGTAGACAAGAGTTTTAAATTTTAATCAAATGACTTTTGAGTATTTGAATAATGAGTTTGGGACCATTACGTTATCACTATCAATTATCCGACTATTCAGTCGCCAAGTATAGAACACATATCATTTTGACCCTATCCACAAACTATATTAGATTTGAGTGGTTGCGTTGAATACATCCAAACGATCTTGGATTTCTTCAATACGAGTTTCCAACTCTTTAATTGTTTCATTTCGTCTAACCAAAGATATTTCTGAGGTTTTAACACTCTCACTTTCCAATCTGTAACGATCACGATTTGATTTACCTTCAGTACAATCCATTTTTTTAAGTGATTGAGCAATGGATTTCAACTCTGACATCAAAAAGATGTCTTCCAATACCGGTGTGTTGGCAATATGGATTTTTGTTTTCAAATTAGCCAACTCTTTTGTGCCTTCAGTGATTTGAGCCAATAGTATAATTGAACTATATGGTCTTTCATTTCCAACCTCTATTGAGTTGTATTCTTGCATCAACTTGGTGTTCTCACCAATCTGTTTGATCAGTTTATTCTTTTGTTTCAGGGCTTGTTTAATTGTCATAATAAATATTTTGTGTATGAAAGTATAACTTATAAATACCGTTAAGTCAAGCGGGACCCCAATTTATTTTTGAGGTCCCGATAACTTTTTTAAAGTACTTCTTCAAATTCAACATCAGACGGAGCATCATTACCTTCTTCAGTTGTAGTTTGTTCGTACAATGATTGACTAATATGGTGGAACTGACTATTAAGATTTTCAATATCTTGATTAATCTTCTCAATGTCTTTTTTTGCATAAGATTCTTTTAACGTTCCAAGTAATCCATCAAGTTCACTCTTTTGTTCTTCAGTTAACTTATCTTCCAAATCTTTGATTGACTTCTCAGTTTGGAAGATTGTACCATCAGCCCTGTTTAGAACTTCAGCATCTTCTCTGAGTTTTTTATCCTGTTCGGCATTTAACTCAGCTTCTTGTTTCATTTTCTCAATTTCTTCTTTTGATAAACCTGAGGACGCTTCAATACGAATTGTTTGTTGTTTGTTTGTTCCTTTATCCATTGCGGAAACATTAATAATACCATTCGCATCAATATCAAACGTAACCTCAATTTGTGGAACACCTCTCATCGCTGGTGGAACACCATCTAAATTGAACTTACCAATGGTTTTATTATCTTTTGCCATTGCTCGTTCTCCCTGAAGTACGTGGATCTCAACTGTTGGTTGATTATCTACTGCCGTTGAGAACACCTGAGATTTTTTAGTTGGGATCGTGGTGTTAGCATCAATCAATTTAGTCATAACCCCACCCATAGTTTCAATACCTAAAGATAATGGTGTCACATCTAATAATAAGACATCTTTAACATCACCAGCAAGTACACCACCTTGGATCGCCGCGCCTAAAGCAACTACCTCATCAGGGTTAACTCCTTTGGATGGTTCCTTACCAAAGAATTGTTTAACCGCTTCTTGGATCGCCGGAATTCTTGTTGTACCTCCAACTAAGATAATTTCATCAACATCAGACACATCCATCTTAGCATTTTTCAATGCTGTCTTACAAGGTTCAATAGTTCGTTTGATTAATGAATCTGCCAGTTGTTCAAATTTAGATTTTGATAAAGTTCTAACCAAGTGTTTTGGCATCCCATCTACCGGCATCAAATACGGTAAATTAATTTCCGTTGATGAGGTTGAAGATAATTCAACTTTTGCCTTTTCTGCCGCTTCTCGTAAACGTTGTAACGCCATTGGATCTTTGGTAGCATCAATTCCATTCTCATCTTTGAACTCATTTGCCAACCATTCAATAATAACCTGATCAAAGTCATCACCACCTAAGTGAGTATCTCCATCGGTAGATAATACCTCAAATACTCCATCACCTAATTCAAGGATAGAAACGTCATGTGTACCACCACCACAGTCAAATACAACCACTACCATATCTTTAGACATCTTATCTAACCCATATGCCAATGCCGCTGCCGTTGGTTCGTTGATAATACGTTTAACTTCCAATCCCGCAATCTCACCCGCCTCTTTAGTCGCTTGTCGTTGAGCGTCATTAAAATATGCCGGTACGGTAATAACCGCTTCAGTAACTGTCTCACCTAAATAATCCTCAGCAGTTTGTTTCATTTTTTGTAAAACCATAGCCGAGAGTTCTTGTGGAGAATACTGTCGTTTATCAATGTCCACTCTTGGTGATCCACCATCTCCCTTTACAACTTTATAAGGAACTTTCTTTACCTCACCCTTAGATTCGTTAAAACTTGTTCCCATAAATCGTTTAATTGAATGTACGGTTTTTTCAGGATTGGTTACCGCTTGTCGTTTAGCCGGATCTCCAATCTTTCTTTCTCCATCTTTAATGAATCCGATAACAGATGGTGTTGTTCGTTTACCTTCGTTATTTGTTATAACTACCGGTTCATTCCCTTCCATAACGGCTACACAAGAGTTTGTTGTACCTAAGTCAATTCCAATAATTTTTCCCATTTTTAATTTTTAATTTTTATTTATTATTACTTTTCAGTCGTGCCAAGTTTCTCAAAAAATATTCCATTCGTAAAATACTGACATTTTGTCAGTTTACCAACTATCAACGTCTGTCAAATCTAATTCTGTGTCAGCTAATTCGCTATATACTACGACATTTTGTCCTATACCACTACTTGAGAATGTATATTCGTAGTTTCCATAACTCCCATAGATTGCCTTTATGTGACCCTGCCACTCCTCCAACTTTTTAACTTGATTTTCATCAAGAGTAAAAGTTTTAGTTTTACCTTTTTTAGGTGGAGGTGGTGGCATTTCACGATCTGTTATTTCACCACTTATTCTCAAATACATTTTGTTAATACGTTCTTGAGGTTCATCCATGACTTACTATTTTTGAATAAACATATTTGTGTTAGCAATTGGGGCTCTAAATGTTGGAATTTTTTTCCCTTCAAAATCCTCAACATAAACCTCATAGTGTTGTTCCATTACTTTTACCGTTGGGACATTATCTTGACTATAAATCGTATCCCCTTGAGAGTTAACTACTTTAACTTCTCTTTTTGTTGTGTTAAATGTTAGTGTTTGCATATTATTTTATTTATTTTTATCCTTGTTTATCTTCGTAATCTAATCCTGGTAATGTGTCACCTTCTTCATTTTCAAGATGAGCGAAAGCTCCCGCACGATCAAGAACCATAATGGAATCAATTTCTTTTTGAATCTCTCTCATTAACATTCTATCAGGTACAGGCATATTGTATTCAATTCCTATCGGTCCTTGATCTTCCACCATTGGGTCTTCCATTATTCTCATTTCTCTATCCGGCATTGGGATTAATCGGTTCAATCTTGGCATTAATCTTGGTAATTCTTCATTCACTGGTATTTCTTCATTTGGCATATCCATTATTTCATTTACCACATCTGATATTTCATCTACCGGATATTTATTCACTCTTAACCCATACTTACTTTTTTCCTCTTCACTAAATAAATCTGAATTAACACCATGTTTTACTGAATCCATTAAATCCATTAAGATAGTTAATTTTTCATATGGTAAACCCATGTGGAAGGAATCAATAACCTGATCAATCTCATTAAAGATTTGAACTCTATTATTATCAAATCTTTCCGAATGACACCCAAATTTTCTACCGGTTTCTTTATTAATAAGATAGATCAAAATACCATTTTTAGAGTATCTATAAAAATATTCAGGTTCATTTTTCATTGCTGTACACCATTTTGTTCCAGCACCATATTTCAAAGATGCCTCAAAAGATAATGGTTTAAGCATCATAATTTCATCATCTTCATAGACAACAGAGATTTCTTTTCTAGATTTCTTTAATAAATCTCTTGTTTTAGCGACCGACAATTGATTTGTAATTTCTTCAAAATTTTCGTATTTAGATATGTCATTTTGATCTACCAAACCTTTATCCAAAACCTCATTAAATTCTTTTAAGATTTCAATATTTTCCACCCTAAATTGATCTATAACCCAAGTTAATATTAATTTTTCAAAACCACTTGCATCACTCATCTTACTATTAACATATTCATATCTTGAATAAATGCCGTGCTCTTGAGAGACTTCTTTTTCAAATTCATCCATTCTTTTTTTAAAAACTTTTACCATAAATGGAGTTAGTTTATTAGTTTTGCTTGGGTCAAGTTTAGATATTAAACGGACCAAATTTAAATCCATATTAGGATTTTCCTGAATTAAATGTTTTATTCCCATATTCTTGTTATTTTTTTAAATATAAATAAAAAAAGTGATCCCATCAAGTTAATGGGAGTCACCTACGTTGTTTTTTTCACCATAAATCAAATAATCAGGGTTGATTACTTTCGCAGTTTTATGACGATTACCAGATAAACATTTAACAACAATACCTTCGTGAGGAACTTTAGTTCCGTGAATGTTGTTATTGAACACATACTTATCTTGTTCTTCTTTGGACCATTGTCCTGAGTATAATGTTTCAACTTCTTCTAAACCTAAACATTTAAAGTGAGTTGATTGGTAAATGTTATCAACATAAGATCCATCAACCTCAACGTCAAATCCCGCAAAACGGATTTCAGTTAAACCATAGTCGTAATTCTTTTGTATTCCGTGTCCATATATTTCACCATAGATGATAAATCCTGAACCAACATCATTAGGATCAAAAGTATCTTTAACGTGATCCCAAAGTTTTTTACGAATATCGTATTTTTCCGCAACTGTTTTCCACACATCAGTCGCATAAAAACCTTGGGAATCAGATCCCTTCTCAACATTGTGAGATCCATAAACGTATTCGTAACCAATCCATTGATTACCAAACCATCCTTTAATCTTATCAAGGATTGAAAGTTTTTTCTTTCTCACAATACCATAACGAGCATTGGTTCCGTGTAACTTACGAGTGATAGATACTTCATCCTCCTCACTGAACATATCTGGTACGTTCTTCATATTTGGGAATTTGTAGTAAATATGGAAGTTCGGGTTTTGGTGGTATTTGAATTTTCTTCCACCAACATTCATTTCAACCATTTTAACTGGTGGTTCATATTTGGTGATACCTAACAATTCCATTAAATCTTCTCCTTCTGTAAGAGTGGGCCATTTCCTTAAAAGAAAAATATTCTTACTGATTATTAAGCACTCAGAGTAAACTCCACGAAGTTTAACGGTACGAACTCTTTGACCTTTTCTTAGGTAACCAGTTACACCCATTAAATCAGATAAGTCAACAGGTATTACCGCATCGGTAGTTGCAACAACTACCTTATCTCCAACTTGGTATTCTCCTTTCTTGGTGATCGCTTGCCATCCACCAACTAATACAACTTCTATGTTATCCGCCCCTTCTATTGGTACGATTTCACCGATTACACCAACATAACATACACTATTTAAATTTTCCATTTTTTATACGTTTTCAAATTCTTTTTTTACTAAATCAATTTCTTCATTCACTCTATCAAGTTCTTTAGAGACCATTTCTTTAATAATCTCTTTGTTATAGAAACTGACCTCACCTTTTCTGTTGAATCCTCCTGAATGCGTAAATCCAATCGTGACACTCAAACCACAAGATTTAAGCGCAGATTCTAATTTATGCTTCTGTCTTTCCAATCTATCAAGATCTTCTTTAACTTTTTTTGCTTGTTCAAATTTTTCTAATTCCATAATTTTATTTTTATACTGTATGTTCAATTTTAACTCTTACACAATTTTGTTCCATTCTATTTAAGTGTCGGTAATTGTTAATGTAACCCATCATATTTGCACTACCAACAGCGTTTGCGGAATGAACTACAACCTCAACAACAGGCTTACCATCTAACCATTGATTCACTAACCATTTAGTACAATCCATACCAGTTTTTTCAGTGATGTTATCGTAGTTAATTGAATAATTTTTAGTAACACCATATAACCATTCTGACATAGCACTGTCACCCAAGTCATGATCTAATGAGATTAACTCAATGTTCTCCAAACCAATTGAGTTTATTTTTTGGACAAACTCATCGTAAGAACGAACCACAACCCAATCTTTATCAACTGGTGTTCTTACATCATCTAAATAAATTCTATATTTTTGTTTTTCCATTTTTACAAATATGATTTATTAAACCAAGTTCAGTTAATTTATCCCTTGATTCTTCTTTATTAATTGTTAATAAATATGTTTTAACATTATGAACTATTTTTTTAGAATAAAAGTTTTCTAAATATGGTAGTGTTACTCTTTTAGTAACTTTATTTTTACAATTCCTACCATTTTCAAGATATTCTTTAATAGCGAGTAATATTTTGTTTTTATAACCTGAATTACCATCAATGATATTTATTGATTGTTTGGTTAGATACCCATCTATAACAATTCTTAATTGGTGAACCTTAGTTCCTTTCAAATATGTGATTGAATATTCATCATAATCGTCCTTCAAAAAAGAATTGTCATTTTTTATAAACTTAGGAATTTTGAATTTAGTTTCCATATAAATAAATTTTAAATGTGTGTAACAAGGTGTATATGAAATGTTATTTTTGTTTTGAATACATTTCACTTGTTTTATTAACTGTCTCTAGTACACTCTCCATCCAAGTTTTAAATATCGGTCTAAAATTGAAAATGGACATTTCAGCATCCCAAATAACTTTTGGTATTTCAATTTTAATAATCTTTCGGTCTTTCATAACATTTTTCATAATTTATTATTTATCTGTATTATACAATCCGTCTTTTTCATCATCTTTCATCATCTTTACCAATAGACCCTGTCTACTGTATTTTCTTATCAATTTGAATGTCTCCCCAATATCTGTGAAATTAGATGGTGGAGTGTCAGTTCTTACAGGAAGAAAGATTATGGTAAACCCGTGATTACCTGCAAACTTTTCTTTTACTTTGATACCACAGATTTCATCAATATAAACCCAAGGGTAGTTACCCACAAGTTTTACTTCAATACCAATCTTTTTCAATCGTTCCACAAATACCGTGATCTTATCACTAGTTATTTGTGTGTTGCTTTTTGTTTCCATATCAATATAAGTTCCAAATTTAGTTTCTATCTTTTTTGCTGCCATAACATTCAAGTTTTTTATCCGTAACATTCCACAAATCTTTTTTTCCTTCCGTCATATGACAATTATGTTTTTTACCAGTTCTTTCGGCAAAACTAACAATCATATCATTGTGGTGATTTTTAATAAAATGAGGACATTCCTTACATGGTTTTTTCATATAAGAACAAAGATAATAAAAAAATTTTGATTAATTTACTTTAAGTAAGAAATTTTTTTGGATATTGGTCTTTTTCCATACTTTTTTTCCATTAACTTCTGATGAAGTTCCCAATTAATAATAGATTCATTAACCGGTTCATCATCTTTTGCCATAGCATAAAGTTTACCAATTTTTTTCAACATTTTTGTTGCAACATAATTGAATTTTTCACATTCAACTTGGAAGAACTTTAAAGGGTCTTTTTCATATTTAATAACACTATTTATGAATTTTTGTCTTAATTGTTCCATGTTTTTCTCATTATCATCAGATATAAATGATGGGACACCTCCCATTAATTGTTTGAAGAACTGTTTTAAACTATCCTCTTTACTACTAACCATTTCATCGAATGTTTCCAATTTAATGTTGGCAAGATTTATATAAACCAATTCTAACACCCTTTTAATTTTTTCTTGATCCGTCATTTGAGACGTATCTTCATTAATATGGTCAAGTAAGGCGTCAACTCTATCCATTCTCTCATACATACCTTCAATTAGTTTTTCGTATGTGAAATTTTTAACCTCCATAAGTTCTTTATAAACCCTATTATTTTCCAAAAATCCTCTAAACTGAGATTTCGTTATATTTTCACTTTTTAATTTAGACGCAACTTCAGTAGGTCTAACTAAATTTTCAGCAATCGAAATGTAATATAGATACCTAAAAAACTTTTGATCAATTACCGGAATAGCAAATGTGGATATTCTTTGATTTGCAGTATATTTAACATCTCTACCAATTAAATCAATTCGTTTTGATTGTTTATCGTACTTATGTTTTATTTCGTGAGCAATTGACGCTAAGTGTTCGTTTTTATTATTCATCAACGCATCATATAACTGATTAGGTTCCCACTCTTCAGGAACAACATAGGTAATTGTTAAGGAAGCATTTGTTGATGGTTTTATTTTTTTCATCATTATGTCTTTATCAAACTTAAATGTTTGTGACATACCCATTGATGCAATATCCACATCACCTTCATACCCATCATAATTCTTCACATCAACCAGTAATTCATAATGATCAATTACTATTTTTTTATTATAACCTAACTCAATATCAACATCACCTTCGAAATTATAGTCATCACTTTTATAATTAATACTTTTAATATTTTGTGCAACAATATTAAATAATTCTTCTGACGCATTCAAAATATTATCAGGAACACCTAACGCTTCGTTAATAATTCTACATTGACTTTCTGTTATAATAATTTTCATACTAATAAATATATTGGGGTTGTAAATTATCCTACAACCCCAACTAAATCATCTAAATGGTGATCACCCTCCATTTCAGGAACGATATCTCGTTTATCCATCATATGTACAACTTCAGTTATACTATATGGTGATAGATTGTTACCGTCAACACCAACATCTAATCGTTTACCTTTACCCCACTTTCTACTTGCAGGTAAGTGAACGTGTCCGTGAAGGTGTATAACACCTTTATTAAGTCCATTCCAACTTTCAAACGGATAATGTGTCATAACAAAATCAGCCCCGTCAATTCTAACTTGGAGGTAGTCATTGACAGATAAAAACATTTCTCTAATGTTTTCTCTATTATTTCTAATGTGGTGATCGTGATTACCCATTACCAAATGAATGTTTTTACATACCAAACGATCCAAGAAAATTTTTATATTCTCAAAACCACCAAATGCAATATCACCTAACATAATTAAGGTATCGTCCTGACCAACTTTTGAGTTAATGTTATCAACTAATGAATTATTCATCAATTCTAACGTATGAAAATCTCTTGTACTCCAATCTGGTACTTTACCATCTTGTGTTCTCCAATTT